ATAGTCTTAGCTGTAACAAGATATGATTCAGTGAATTCTATAACAAGGAACTGTATTCCAATTGATAAAAAGAATATAGAGAAAGCAACGGATACTGGTAGTATATATTATGCTCCAATTACTTCACCCGTATATGCACAAAACAATGGTAAGGTGCTTATATTTCCAGAACCATCTGCAACCAATAAGGGGCATGTTACTAAAGTAGTTTCTGGGGCTGTCAGTGATGGGACCAACTCAATATTAAATATGCCAAGTAACTTACATCAACAAGTAGTAAGGTTTGCGGCAAGGGAATGCTTGCTATATAGGATAGGGACATTTACAACACAGTTACCGACAGATTTAGATGACACTACAGTATTTGATGCAATAGCAGATGCCGATGTTGAATTACCAGCATTATCAAAATCATTGCCTGCTAATTTTACTTTAACTGCAACGATGCCTACTTATTCAGCTATAGGATTTCCATCTGCTGAAGTAGGAGATGCTCTTACGAAGGCACAAAAATTAATAGATGATGCCGCTAATATAGACGGTGATGAGAGCATAGGAAGTGCAGATATATATTCAGCACAAAAATGGTTAATAGATGAAGACCCTGAAATGCTAAATGGAACACTGCAAACTGCGGCTCAAGAATTACAAAGGGCAAATAGTATAGTAGCAGAACATAATGCTCAAATACAATCAGGAACTGCTGAGTATAATAATGCTATGGCAAAGTTTCAGGCTGATGTTGCTAGAGAAGCACAACAAACAAATACAGATTTATCTGAGTATCAAGCTGAATTAGCGAAGAATGTTGCTTTTCAAAATCAGAAACTCCAAGAGTACACAACTAATCTTGGAAAAAAAATGACATCTTTTACAACTTTAATTAGTAAATTAACTACAGATTATCAATGGATGGTACAACAACTTCAGGTTGTTACTCAGCAATTAGCAGAAGGATGGTCTGCAATCGCTATACCAGATATAGATTCTCAAGCCAAGGCTCTAGGAGGGGGAATAGGTAAATGAAACTGAAAGAAATAGTAGAATTAGTACAACAACACCATCCTAATTTAGGTGCTCAAGAAGTTGTTAAAATGGTAAATAGAGCACAAGATGAATATTGTTCAAGGACAAGATTACTAGAAGACGCAGTTCAGTTTACAGTAGTACTGGACCAACGAGGTTATAGCTTAAGTGTCCAAGGTAATGATGACCAGATTATGGAAATAAAGAATGTTGACCTAGATGGTAAACAGATAAAAAGATTTTTAGGAAGACCTTATAAGAGAGATTTAGTATAATGGCTACAATAAAACAATGGGTTTGGTGGACAGAGCGTGCCGCTATTTGGTTAGGATATTATGATGAAACTAAGACAGATGAAGAGCAGTTTACTTCTCCTGATGCATCAATAGCTGGACAAAAGATTACTGTATTCTACTATAAAAAGTCAGACCATTTTGACCTACCTTCTGCAAGCGATGCTTGGGAAGGACAAACTCCTGAGATACCAGAACAGTTTCATGATGGATTAGTTAATAAGGCTATTGCAATAGGATATGAAAAGAATCCTCAAGGTTTACAAATGGCACAATATTTTAATCAAAAATTTGAAGATGATGTAAAGAATGGTAGAAAATATGCTTACAGAGCAAGAACTGGAACATTTAAAGAAATAGCACAACAGGACTTCTAATGATTACATATTGGGATTCACAGAGTAGTTTTAACTTGTTAGATATTGCCTTTAATATGGTTGCTGAGAACTCTTTCTTCGACCAAGAGCTTTTTAATACTATTGCAGGAGTTACATCTACTACATTTACAAGTGTTGGTACACCTTCATCAACGAGTTACTCATCAGTATCATCACCAACGAGTACAACATGGAGTAATGCATAATGGCAGGAAGTTTAAGTCATCCGAATAAGATAAAGGATGTATATAAAAGTTTAGTTTTCTATAAGACAGGTGATTCAAAGTTCTATAGAGACAATGGTTCTAGTGATGTAGAACTAGATATCGGTGGTGGACACGATGGTATAAATAATGATTTAGCTTGGTTAAAGTTTACTACAACAAGCACAGTTAACTCGGGGAACTTGTTTGAAATAATTAATAATAGTGGTTCAATGTTTAGTTTAGATGTTAATGGGAGCATACAGTTGAGAAAACAAAGCTCTACTCCAACTGCAGTAGCTGGACAATTACATCTAAATAATGATGGGCACTTATATTTGGCGTATGAGTAATATGTTGCCAAAGAATTTTAAATCTGCTATGGCTCAACGAGAGCAGGGGGACGAAGAGAGCAAGTTTAATATAAAGGAGGTTGGCTACTTACTTCATTTGGTAGAGGGAAGTAGACATGAAGGACAAGCATTGGAATTGGCTTTGATTTGTAAAATGAAGTTACAAAAGATGCTGGACAAACTTACCAAACACATGGAGTAAATTATGGCAACATGGAGTAAAGTCGTAACAGAATCATCCTCAGGGGAGATAAGCCAACTTGCAGGAGGCTTATCATCTGCCCTTGCTGAAACTCAAGGTGGAACAGGTGCGACAGCATATACTAAAGGTCAAATACTTTACAGTAATGCGACCAATAGCTTAGCAAAATTGGCTATCGGTACTTCTGGGCAAGTTTTAAAGACTTCCAGTAGTGGTATTCCTGAATGGACTACAGACCTTAACTCTGGCGGTACAGTAACAGCAGTCTCTGTCGGGACCGGTATGAATGTACTTAACAGTACTACAACACCGGGTCTTAGTTTAGACCTCTCAGAGTTCACTGAAGCAACTGCGGAATTGGTAGCCGCTGAAGACTTTCTTATCTATCTTGATGATGGAACACAAAAGAAGGTAAGTCTTGAAGATGTACCACTAAGCACAATGGATAATGATAGTGGATGGACATCTAACGCTGGTGACATTACTGCGGTAACAATCACAACAGACACAGGTGGTGGCACTAAAATGTCAGATGGTGGAGGTAGTGCTGACTTTTCGATAGTATCTACAACAGGTTGTTCTGTTACTAATATTGCTAACACAGCTACAGTTGGAGTTGCAGGTGGAACTGGTATTACAGCAGACGCAAGTGGTGTTAGTATCACTGCATCTGGTGCAACAGCAGGTTCGTACACAAATGCCGATATTAGCATTAATGCCTCAGGGCAGGTAACAGCGGCGGCTTCTGGAACAGTAGCACTGGGTAGTGAAATATCTGGTACTTTACCTACTGCAAATGGTGGAACAGGTAGCACAGCTACTGCATATTGTGCCCTAGGTTCAAATGTATCTGGAACACTTCCAGTCGCAAACGGTGGAACTGGTGCAACAGCAAAAACAGGAACTGGTGATAATGTGTTAAGTGCATCGCCTACTTTCACTGGTACAGTCGTAGTGGCTGACATAAATGTTAGTGGAACGATGACTTCAACTAACGCAGAAACTATGCAGATTGAAGATTCAACTATAGCACTGAATCATGGATTATCAGGCGGTACAGGCTATGATGCTGGTATCTTTGTAGAAAGAGATACTGCCGCAAAACGGGGTTGTGTAGCAGCTTCGAGGAATCCGGGTTTATACTGGGATGAATCAAACGGATACTGGGGTATCGCAGAACAAGTCGGCGGAGTAGATATATCTTCTTCACCAATAACACCGATGGGCTACCTTGCAATGGCTACCTCTGGGACAGATAATTACCCAGCGGCTGGCAATGAGGGTGCACCAGTAGGGAGCATTCATATAGACACAAGTGAGAGCAATTCTATATACATTAGAACTGTTTAAACAAGTTAAGGAGGAAATATGTATAATATTAAGCTGACAGGTAAGCAGGCTTCAATGATACGACAATTAATTGAAGCCTCTACCTTTCAAGGAAATATGGTAAAAGATGTAGCAAAGGTGCTAACAAAGATGGAAAGTATAGTTATAAAACATTTTAAAGACCACAATGAGATGCTAACGCATCCAGAGGACCCTATATATAAAAATTTAGGAGGTGAATAGATGGCAACTTGGAAGAAGATAGTAGAAGAGCCCACAACTGGAACCGCTTCTTCATCAACTTTTTTAAGAGGTGATGGAGCTTGGGCTACACCTGCTTATACAACAAATACAAATACTTGGAGAGGCGTAACAGCAGGAGGTAACACTCTTGCCTCAAATGAATCGTTAGACTTTGTAGCAGGCTCGAACATTACTATTAGTGAGAGTGGTGGTGATGTAACTATTGCCGCGGCTTCTGGGACAGATACAAATACAACATATACTATTGCTGATAATGGTCTTAATGAGCCAGACTTTGAATTTACTTTAACTCCAAGTACTGGGTCTGCAACAAATATTACTATTGAGGCAGGGACTAACTGTAGTTTTGATTATGATTCAGGATGGACTCTAAATTGTACTGATACTAATACAACATACTCAAATTCATCTTGGGATATAACAGCTTTAGGTGGCTACGGAGGAGGTACTATTAATTTTCTTCGTGCAGATGGCTCTTGGGCATCACCACCAAATACAAATACGACTTACTCAGCCGGGGCTGGGCTTGATTTATCTTCAACAACATTTAGTGTTGAGTCTGATTTAAGAAGCGATGTATATAAGATAGGTCGAGATACTAATGATTACTATGCTATAGAGACAACAACTCACGACTGGTATCTTGATGGTGTATTAGATATGAGACTTGAGAATGATGGCGATTTGCATGTTGAAAAAGATGTAATTGCTTATTCTGGAACTACTGCTTCTGATAAAAGATTAAAAACTAAGATTACTAATTTAGAGAATAAGAAATGGAATTGTTTAAAGAAGATAGATGCTTTAAGACCTGTTAAGTTTACTTGGAAAGTCAATGATAAGAATAAAGACATTGGCTTGATAGCTAATGAGGTTCAAAAAGTTATTCCAGAAGTAGTAAAAGAAAAAACAGCGATAGGTGAAACAAGAAGATTTTTAAAAACAGATACAATGTTAACTATTAGTTATGAAAAATTAGTGCCTATACTTATAGGGGCTGTACAAGAATTGAAGGCGGAGATAGATATACTTAAAGGGAAGAAGTAATGGCAGTCCCGAGCAGTGGAGAATTATCATTAGGTAAAATTTATAATGAGGTAGATGTAGACGACTACAATGGTATAAATAGTGAGCCAACTAATCTAACCTTAAAGGGATTGGAAATTGGTAACTACGAAACTATTAATACTTCAAGTTCATCTTATCCAGATGGTTCCGCACCTTATGCAATGTCTGAGTGGTATGACTATGACCACGATGCTTCTTCAAGTCCTTCTGGTACTGATTACTGGGATGATACTATATGGTTTGATAATTATCTAAAGACAAGATATGACTCTATGTATGATAGTTCTTACGGGGTTGGAAGTGGTACTACTGTAACTAATATTGGTACGCAGTCTCAGACTGGAACTTTGATAAATATGACTGAGGCTTCTAATTGGACTCAAAGAGTTAGTTTGACCTCTCCCGGATACTGGACATTTAATGGAACTGACGAAAGGATAACGGCGACTCCTCCCACTACTGATTTATTTGCTAATAATGGTTCTGCTTTTGTTGTTTGGTGTAATCCTATAAATGCCTCAGGTTCTAATTCAGGTACAGTAATGTCAATAGGAGATAGTAATGGTAAGTATCTATTTAAACTTGGATATAATCGTGGAAGAATGTATTGCTATCATTATCACGGCTCAACAAGTACAAAAACAGATATTCCCGGTGGAGATGTTAATGGTACAGATGCTTGGCAAGGAATATTTTTAAGTTTTTGGAAACAAGGAAATACATATAAAAATTGGATAGCAACTAATACTGGTGCAAATGACGATGGTCTTACATATGTTGAT